TTGCACCTCAAGCACAAGGCTTGGGGTTTCGATGACTGACTGCCCAATGTTCTGGTAGATATCCGGCGCACGGGTGATGACACGAACGGCCCTATTGATGCCAATCAACGGCAGGAAGAAGGCATCGTTTGATAGGTTGCGATCATTGAATAATGCCTGAATCGCTGTAGATAACGCTGTCATGGATGTTTTCCTGTGGAGTTAATCGATCAATCGGGATTTGGGCTATTTCACCCGTTAGCTGATAAAAGCCCCGTTCAGACGCACGTTGCCGGTGGTATCACCGGAAGCGGCGGCGGCTTGCGCCACACCAATCAGCTTGTTGGTGGCAACGGTGGTGGTGCAGTTGCGGGCGGCGTTGTCCCAATAAATGAGAGCGCCCACCGTCCATGCTGCGCCGGTTGCTTTGGTGAGGGTAAACACACCCTCTGTTACGGCTTCCACCTCGGTGCTGATCGCTGCATCTGCGGCGGCAACGCCGAAGATAGAGCCAACCAGCAACCCTTGCCCCGAAGTAAGGGCATAAGGGGCTGTGAGAGTGAGGGTTTTCCCCTCCATGAGAAAGTTTTTCATAAGCAGTTTCCTTTTGGTTTAGACATAAAAAAACCGGCTTGAAGCCGGTGGTTGGGTAGTCATGGATTGCAGTTGATTATGCGCCGGTGTTTTTCCAGAAGCCGCGCCAATCGATTGCTTTAGCCGCGAAGTCGAGACGGGCTTTCAGTTCAACCCCATCCACATCGAAGCCAAGGCGACTTTCGAGGTAAACGCCTTCCTGACCTTCCAAGAAGCAATACTCGATAGTATCGATCTGCGCCGGATCAGCCGCCATATACCAAGAGGTAAGCGAAGCAGCATCAAGGCGAGGCTCGGCAATCACCTGCAACTTATTGGCAAACGGGTTGTAATCGCTGCTTTTCGTGTAGATGATATTGGTTTGCGTCACATATTGTTCTGCAACGATTTCAATCGCTGCCGGAACAAGCAGATACTTCGCCATCACGTTGATAAAGCGTCCGTTCAAGCCTTTCTGCTTACGCATAGCCGCACGGCCTTCACCCAGCGTGGCAACCGCGATTGCTGCGTTTGCACCGGCAAGGTTGCCGTGGTTGGCATGGAACAGCACCGTGCCATCACCCATCACTGGGTTGCCGGTGATGATACCCCATACCGTATCGCTTTGCAGATCAGCCGCAGCACGCCCAAACATTTCCGGCAAGCGGGTGAACGCCCCCAAATCATCATTGATGATGACTTGGCGGTTAATCGCCACCACCTTGCCATAGGTTGCCAGCGCATACTGTTCTTTACCGTCGCTGATCGTGCCACGCTTGAACTCACCGGATTCGTTTACCTTATCCAGTGAAGGCGCATCACCCAGCTGCACGCGGGCAATGGTTTTGAAGTCCGGCGCGGTGACTTGGCGTGAAAACGGCTTAAAAGTTTGCGGAGCCGCTTCGTAAGAGGCACGCAGCGTTTTATTCGCCACGTTCAGCACGATGTTGGCAAAGTCACTGGTGGAATGAAAGCCACCGCGAGTTTCAATGCCAAGCATCACGCCAGCCACTTCGGATTTCGACATTCCGCGAGTATCCACGCCTCGGCGTTTCAGGATATCGCGCCCGATCTCCATCAACGTCATGCCACGATATTCACGCGCACCGTCATCCAGCTTGTAGGTTTTCGGGTCGTGGCGGTGAAGCAGTGCATTTTCTGCCATCGCCCGCACGCTATCCATTTCATCGCGGGTAATGGTGACCTGACTGCGAATTTCTCCGCCTTCACCGGACTTGCGGGCCAATTCATCCAACACCAGCTTGCGGGCCTGTTGCAGCGGCGTGCCTTCGTTAATCAGCTTTTGTGCGAAGATATCCGGCAGTTTTGCTGCGCGGACGATTTTGCTGACTTCCGAAACACGGCTCCGCTCAAGGCGCATGCCTTCGGCGCGGGCTTCTTCCGTGCCTTCTTGCTCAGGCGTTGCGGGTGTTGCCGGTGTTACAGGTGTTTCTGGCGCATCGGCGGGCGGATTCACTGCCGGTGTTTCAGGGGTTGCCGGATTTTCATTCGGCTGTGTGTCATTATTAGACATAGTGCGTTTCTCCTTTGGGGTTGAAAGATTGATAACCTCACACGGGTAAGTGTGAGGGGTGGAGCGGATGCCAGCGCCAGCATCCGCCCCGATAGGAACCAACGAAATTTCGTAAGGCTCCCAATCGATGGCGCGGTACAGGGGAACCGCACCATCGTTTCTAATGACCTCGTATCGGTGGACACGATAGCCAACGCTGACATTCCGGATGATTCCATCCCGAATTTTGCGAATGACAGGCTCGTTTTCCGGCCCGCCATCAATTTTTAAGCTGGCATAACCAAGCCCGCCTTCAATGCGTGCGCTTCCAGCGATCACCACGCCTTTGACGTTATCCAACTCGAAATCGCTATGGGTATCGAGTACGGGCGCACCGCTATTCAGTCGGCCCAAGCGCACGGAAGTTTCATTCACCACCAATTCTTCGTCATACATTTCATCCGCAAAGTAATTGTATTTGCGAACGGTTGCGCCGGTGGTGAAAATCACGTTGAAAATGCGTTCTTCTGCGCCGGTTTTATCTTCCTCAAGCTGTGCCAGCCTCGTCTGAAGCGGTAGATTCATCCTCCCCATCAAGGGTGAGTTCGAGTTGCTTGCCGGATTTTTTGGTGGATTGTTTAACGGGTGTTGAGTCTGCATTGCTGCCTCCTTTATCAGTTTGTTGCGTGCCGCTTTTCGACGTGTAGCGGGGGTCACAATCAAGGACGATTTCATGCGAATCGAGCAGCTTGTTATTGGCTGCTATTTCCTCAATCTGCTTGTCTGGGTCGTATCCATGCCGTGCGATGGCCTGTTTCAGCGTCAGTGTGCCGTTACGCATCATGAGCGTATCCGCTTGCGCGTCTTTCAGCGGGTCAATCATCTCAAATCGTTGCGGAGTCCACTCAACCCCGTATTCGATGCGATTGATTTTCCCGGCGACATAGGCGCGATCAATAAACCGCCTCCACACTGGAACGCACAGGCGCGGCACGAACACCTGCCACCGCAACATTTCGATGAGGCTGCGGAATTCGAGCAAGCCAGCCCGAAGGCTGCTGTAGTTCACTTGGCTCAAATCGCCCGTAAGCTGCTCATAGGTAATGCCGAGGCCCGCCGCAATCGCATGCAGCTGTACACGCTCATAGGATTCGTAATTGCCATCGCTATTCGGATTACCGAAGCGGATATCCTCACCCGGTTGGAGATATTCAATCATCCCTGGGCGGAATTGCTCCAGCTTGTCCGGGTCGCTTGAAGCCCCGCTACTTGCGTTTTTCTTCACCATATTGCCGACAATCGGCCCATCCGCGCCGCTCACTTGCGTCACAAATGCGGCAAAACAGGCTTCAATCTTCTTGCGCCACAATTCCGCGTCATCGTAACCATCAAGATCACGCATCCGCACGATGGAGGGAGCAAAAGAAGTAACGCCCCGGAACTGGCCGGGGCGGTGTTTGCGAAATAGGTGGATAATCTGATCGGCTGGTACTCGCACGCTTTGCAGCCGCATCGCGCCAACTCCATCTTCGCCGGGATGTTGCGGCCACATCCAGTAAGCCACACGCCGGTTGAATGAATCAAACTCCACGCCCTGATTGATATAGTTGCCATTGCCGGCAGGTGCGGTTTTGCTCGTATCAAGGAAATCGGCTTCCAACACTTGCAGCTGAAACGGGATAGGATAATCCAGACTAAACGGGCGATCACGGAAGCGCACGAAGCACTCACCGCTCTCGAACATGGCGCGTGCTACCAAGCCTTGCATCCCGTTGAAGTCTAAATCGCCTTCCGCGTCACATTGCATGCTCCATTCTTGCCATGCTTCCATGATCTGCTTGTCGAGGCGTTTTAAGCCGGTATCCGCTTGCGCGGAAATGCCGATACCTATGGCATTTCCAACAAACACCTCAACGGCTTTGCTGCCGTAAGGGTTGTTACGCACCAGATCACGGGCGCGTTCACGCAAGCGGTTGCCTGCCGAGGCGATCTCTTTGTTGGCGGAAGCTCCGGTGGTGAGCCAATCATCAATACGCCTTCCGGTTTTTGCGCCTTCATAGCCGCGTTGCATAAAATCAAGCGCAATACGGGCTTGCTTGCGTTTCAGGCCGGAAACAGGCGAAAAAACACCGATTAAATCATCTAACCACATAATCAATCCTTCGTGAATGTTGCGAAGCTGGCACGGCTTTTCTGGCTTTGCGCGGCCACATCCAGTTGATTCCGCATGATTTCCCGAAGGCGAATCATCTCATCCAGCGAGTGGTAGCGGACTTTCTTATCGCCCACGCTCACTTCGAGCGTGCCAGCGGCAATGGCTGTTTCCAGCGCATCTAGTTGAGCTTGCGTAAATGCCATAGTTACCTCGATAGCCAGTTATCCATGCGCGGAATCCACGCTTGGTTGGTTGATTGCGGTTGTTCTTCTTGCGTTTTATTTTCCGGCTCTGTGCGCGGTGCTTTCTCAATGTCTTCGGCCAGCTGCGCCAGATTAGGATTGAGCAGCTTAAACGCCGCCAGCGCATACACGGTGCAATCCAGTGCTTCGTTACGGCTGCGCGTTTTAATCCATTCCCGTTTCGCCACACCTTTGGCGAAACGCACCACCTGTTTTTCCCCCGTCAACTGAAGGAAATACTCGCGGTCACGTTCCAGCGGGAAGTGGAAGTAACCTGCGCCGGGTTCGGTAATCCGCAACCGGCTGTAGATCACTTCCTTGGCGGTATCCGTGCCGATAGGATAGAGCCGCAACTTGTAACGGTTGTTGCGCGTTGGCCTTCCTACCAGCGGCTTCGCGGCTTGGCTTACCCCTTTGATAGCGAACACGCCGCGCACGGCACGTTTGCTGCAAAATTCGTAAACCATTTGTGTGTGATGCCCGCCCGAATCGATGCACACGCACGCGATATTAAGCTGAACACCTAACTTGCTACGAATAGGCGTGAGCAGGTAAGCATCCAACTCTTGCCACACCGCATCCTGCGCCGGGTCGCCGTAAATAATGCGGTAATCCAGTGACCAGCATTCTTCACCAACGCCCCAGCCTTTCACTTCGACTTCAAGGCGATCACCTTGCACATCCACGCCCGCCGTCACCAACACCACCGGCTCCGGCGACTCATTGCCCCAGCTTTCCTTGCGCTGTAGCAGAACGTCCGCATCCAGCGTTTCGCCATCTTCTTCCCACGGCTCACCAAGCGAGGTGTTTACCCACGTTTTCAGCGTTTCCGGCAAGGCTTTAGCCCGCAGAAAGTCCGTTACCATCTGCGCCAGCGTTACCCACGGGGAGTAAAGCTCATTGATATGAAAACCGGCAATATCGGTGAACGGCTTTTCCGCCACCCAGCGGCCCGCCTTAATCATTTTGGGCCGCTCACTATCGGAAACCACACAGCCATTTTGCTCACAAATATAGTGGGCGGTTTCCGGCTTGTGGCCTTCTTCGCCGTTTTCCCACTTCACTTGCGCCCATTTCAGCACTTGGTATTCACCGCAATGCGGGCAAGGCACATGGTAACGCCGTTGATCGCTTTGCTCGAATGCCGCTTCAATCCGGCTTGCCCCCTTGGTAGTGGGGGTGGAAGTCAGAATGAGTTTTCGATTCCAAAAGGTGGTGGTGCGCTTCTTTGCCAAGCTCACCGGATCACCTTCTGTACCTGCCGAAACAGGGTAGCGGTCAACTTCATCACCCAGCACAATCCGTATTGGGCGTGAGGCCAGCGAAGCGGGCGAATTCGCGCCAGCCATCGTGATATGCCCGCCCGGAAAGCGTTTATAGAGCAGCGTATTGCCGCTATCACGCGTGCGCGGGTCTTTTACCAGCCCGTGCAACACCGTTGTATCGCGCAGCATCGGCGCGAAGCGGTCTTTGCTCCACGCTTCGGCCATTTCAAGCGTCGGCTGCAGCAGCAGAATGGGCGAAGGGTCTAAGTGAACATGATACCCGATGATATTGTTGACGATTTCTGTCTTCCCGATCTGCGCGGAAGACATGATCACCACCGTTTCTACCAGCGGATTACATACCGCATCCATGATATCGCGCTGGTAGGGTGCGCGATCAGTATGCCATTTGCCCGGTTCGGCGCTGGCTTCGCTACTCAGCTGCCGGTAACGATCCGCCCACTGGCTTACCGTCATCGATGGCGGCGGTGCTACCAGCCGCGCCACTGTCCGTATGAGTGCCGCTGTTTGTTTCTGGGTCATAGAGGGATAACTCGTTCAATGCTTCATGCACCAGCTCCCTCAATGCCTGTTCGATTTCATGAAACTCCTTGAGTCCGGTGGCTATGTGTGCGCCTCGCGTAGGGAGGCCGAGCAACCGGGAGCGAAACGCCACTGCCATAGCTGACCAATCGCTTTTGACTTCCTCAATGGGAATCAGGTTGCGATTCATCACTTTCACTTCCAGTTCGGTTTTGTCGGCTTGGGCTTTGAGCAAACGAGCGCGTTCTTGGTGCGCGTCTATCGTCATCACATCCTTGCCGAAGGCACGCTCCTGCAGGAACGCGATATACCCGCGCACCGAGCCGATTAGCTCATATTTGCCTTTTTCAGCTTTCGGGATAATTCCATCCTTCGCCAGCTGTTGCACCCGGCGTTCGGACACGCCAAAGAGCCGGGCGATTACGCCCACCTTGTATGTTGCTTCTGACATGATGATTACTTCGTGATTATCCAACCGGCGAAATCGCCAAACCTAAACCAAAGGCTTGCATCCTCGCCCAGCATGGCCGGGTCGATAGGACGTTGCACGCCCGACAAACTTAACTCTTTTTTGATGACGCTTTCCGCATCAACACCCGCCGCGACTTTACCGGCCAGTGTGAGCCGCCAGAACACGGTGGCTTCATAACCGGATGCCGCTTCGCATTTATCCACGATCAGCAATGCGCCACCGGGCTTGATAAGCGACTTCAAATTATCGATGAACGCTTGCCGCTTTTCTATCGGCATAAACATGATCACCAGATAACAAATCGCCAAATCATAAGGCTGAAAACGATAATCCAGTGCATCAATCTGCACCAGTTCGCCGGGAGACTCGTACTTGGCACACATCTCGCTGCTTGCTTCAATACCGATCAGATTCGCCTTGCGTTCCTTCAGCGTTTCTTCGATGGCGCGGCCAATGTTGCCGGTGGACGCGCCGACATCGTAAACCAGCCCGCCTTTGGGTATGTAATGACGGGCGATATGCGCCACCGCGCCAGTCACCATATCATACCACGGAAGTTGTTCGCGGACGTGCTTATCGAACCCCGAGGCCACGCTAGTGTTCTCGAATGTCCATTCTCTAGGGATTTGCATAGGATTAACTTGGTAGTTGTTGCCACTCGTCACCCGGCTCGATTTTTACCGAGCGGATGCCATAACGCGCATACATGGCGCGAGTTGCAGGGTTGCTTTCAATGGCCAGCATTTCAGTTTCGCCATACTTCGGAATCACATGCTCTTTTAGCATGCGCTCCTTTGCCAGCGGTGGAGTAAGGCCGTAAGCATTGAATAACGCAACATCGGGTTGCCAGCCGGTTTTTTCTTCAATGCTTGCGATAGTTTGGGCGAAGTATGTGGCGGGCCGCGCCGTCATCAAGATCACATGATGCGGCTTTAGTAATTTGACCAGCCAAGCACGATATTGCTCTGCTTCAATTTGCTTTATGAAGGGCTTGTGCTTTTCTTCGCTGTTTTCCACCAGCGTATAATTGAGATCGAGCAATATAATCATAAGTTTACACCTAGCCGCTGCGAGAAGGCTTCTTTTGCTTCATCCACCAACCCCATGCGACTACCGTCAGGATAAGGTAAATCAAACTCGAACTCTAAAGCATCCCTCAGCTTTTTTACATTTATTTTTAGCGGGTTAGAGCATACCGCTTGCACATTGTGATTGCTATCATTCACCCGCACGATTTCAAAGAATTCCTTAAATAGCTCATAGAATTCCCTCAGCGTATGGTACTTCTGCACCTTCGGCTGGTTACTGATATCACCCAACGTAATGCCCGGCTCATATTCGAGTAAAAACAATCGGGCGGTTGCCTGAGTTTTGCTTAAATACTTCACACCTTGCACCTGCCGCATTCCCGCCTGATTCATACTTGTTGCTGCCGCGTAGAGTTTCGTTTGCGGTGAAGCAAGTGCGGCGCAAATACAAGCAATGTGTCTTCGGTCTTCGGCAAACGGTACGCTATTTAGCACGCTGGAAATAAAAATCGATGAGTATTGCAGTTGCCGGTGAGCGATATCGTAAAAAAACTCACGGGTAAGTGATAAACTTTCCGCTTTGTCGATATCCTCACTTGCATCCACCCGGTAAGGCTCAAAGGGCGTAACCTGCACGCCGATTGATCGCAGTATCCGGGTTTCGTACAAATGCCCCGCGCCGAAATCCAGCACCACCTTGCCATGTTCTTTAATCCAGCGTTCGGCATTTTGCGGTTCGGTCACGTCAAAATGCTTGGACGTTTTGCTGCCGGCAATGGCGAAAATGAATCCACGTCCCAGCTGCTTACGCACACCGCGCAACCGCCGGAATGAGTTATAGCGCAGCAAATCCCGGTAACGATTATGGATATCAAAATCCATTGAAAGCAGGTTGAGCATGGCATCGGCCAGCCGCGCTTCGGCTTCGGTTACAAACACCACCGTAATGGATGGCTTCTTGTTTTCCGCCAACATTTGCAAGCGGCCGATTCCGTTCACCACTTTCAAATCCTTTGTAGCAACCACCGGCATCACCACGCCTTTGAGGTAAAGCGTTTTGGATATGCTGGCGGCGTAGGTAATCCACCGGCCAGAGTTTGCTTTAAGCAGTGGCGCCAGCGGCATGTCCTGCGCTTTCATGCAGGGGTAGAAGTCCGGCGTATCCGGTGTTTTATCCGGGATGGCATTTGCCAGGGAATCCAGATCAACCCGCGCCAACGCTTCGGTGATGTTCTTCGGCGTATCGCCGCAATCCAGATCATTGGTGGCGCGGTTAAAAGCGACGTTCACCGCCTTGCGCTCCGGCAGTTCCATTGCCTTCGTGATTGCCACCGGCACTTGGCGCACGCCCATGCGTTTCGCCACATGATGCCGCTGGTGGCCCGAAATGATTTCACCGTCCGGCGTTGCATAAATCGGTAACACGAAGCCCAGCTTGCGAAGCGAAAGCTCGATTAAATCAAGGCGGCGGGGATCCGCTGCGCGGGGGTTATAGGTGGACGGGTTAAGACTGTCGATATCAACCAATTTCATAAGCCAAGCCTCCGTTGTAGTTCGGTAACGATGGCTTCCTTGTCGAAGCCCACCCGTTGCCTGATTTCTTCCATCCATTCGAGATAACGCCCGCGCTCAATGACGAAGGTGTAAGGGCCAATGGTTGCCTTCGTGTCGGCTTCTTCCAGTTTGCCTTCTTCCTCGCCATCAATCCCATCGGCCAGATCACCCAGCAAATTTCTGAGATTGTTCAGTTCTTCTTCGTTGAAGCCGAGCAGCGATTTATCGTAGCCCTCCAAATCGAGTTCATTGATTTCCAGCTGCAGGAGTTCTTTATCCCACTGCGCTTCTTCGCCAGTTCGGTTGTCGGCAATGCGGTAGGCTTTGATCTGCTCCTTGGTTAAGCCCTCCGCAACATGCACCGGCACTTTCTTGATGCCCAATTTCTGCGCCGCCTGATAGCGAACATGGCCCACAACAATCACCATTTCGCTATCCACCACTATCGGCTGGCGAAACCCGTACTCCTTAATTGAAGCCGCCACTTTATCCACGGCATGCGCGGTTATCCTTGGATTGCGGGCGTATGGCACCAGCTTTTCAATATTCATCAACTCCACTTTCATGGTTTTTCCTCCTGTTAAAAAACGAAACGAAATGACTTTCAGGACGCTGAATCTAGCGAAATGGCGGGCCTAGCGTCCCCGTATAGCATCTGCTCAGGAAGGACCCGGCAGTTGCTCGCCATCTTCAAAATGACGCGCATCAGATATTGCTCGCAGTCACCAGCATGCTAGAGCATAGGTTTTAACCACCTGATTTGTAGAGGTAATTATATGCAAGAGCAGCACAACAAAGCCCCCATCATCGCCGCCTTAAACGACCGATTCCGTCAAACTTTTTGGGGCGGCAAGGTCATGACAACCTGCGGCGTGAACGAACTTCCCGAAGAAACGCGCATCAAATTGTTCGCCGCTGTGCGTGATTTTGACGATTTTGTGCAGCATAATGGCGAAACTGTGCAGGATTCCGAAGAAGTTGTGCATGAGAACGACCCATACGGCGAACATGACTTCGGAAAAGTGGTAATCGATGGCCAAGACTTCTTTTGGAAAATCGACTATTACGATCACACACTTTGTTTCGGGTCAGAAAACCCAGCCGACCCAAATGTTACCACTCGCGTACTCACCATCATGATGGCGAGTGAGTATTAACACCTGACATTTACCAAATTAGGACAGGGGCAAGCAGAGTTCTTGCCCCTTGTTCTTTCATGCCGCTGCTACCAGCGGCTCCCACTGAAAACTCTTTCCATCCAGTTTTGGCGGTGAATCAAACGCCTTGCTCAGTGTTTGAATTGCCTCTATAAAACCATGCAAAGAGTTCGAGGTTAGTCCGCTACGGACCACCAATCTCCTCCCTTAAAAATTCGGATATAGATCTGCTGCTGGGTGGGGTGGTTCTAGGATTTTGAACTGATTTTGGAATTGAACTATTTAACCTCATTATTTATTCTTTAATAATTTCCCTTGTTCTATCCGAGTCCTCTGGGGTTGCTGAGAGCCGGCGAGGCTCTCTTCGAAAGGGAAGTTAGTCGTGCTCTGAAAAAACCTTAGCCGCTGGTAGTAGTCTAGCGGATTTTTGGGAGTAACGAGGTTACCCGGATTATGGAATATTGCATCGTGCGTTCTGGTAAGCAGAAAGCGCAGCGCTGCCCCCCGGCATAGTATCGGCAACTGCGCCATTTCATCGTGCGATATTGGGGAGGCCGCATTATAAGCACCAATCAGCGCCCTTCCCCTTGAGGGCTGATATTCGCCTACATCATTAAAGCACCAGGCATTGATACATATTGCCAGATCGTAAAGCAGAAGATCATTGCAGGCGAAGTAGAAATCAATCACCCCGCTTATTGCCTCGCCTTTATCATCGAAAAACAGGTTATCAGGGAATAAATCGGCATGAATCACTCCGCGCTTGAGATTACTTGGCCAGTTGCGGCGGATGTATTGCAGCTCTGACTCTATCTCGTCATCTAAACCAGAGATAATCTGCCCTGCCCTGCCCTTAAATTTTGCGTAGAGTCCCCCAAGATTCACAGGGTTAAGGGCATTGGCGCGGGCAACTTTGAACCCCTGCCCTGCCCTGTGCATTTGGCTAAGGAAAGCACCCAGGCTGGCGCAGTGATTATCTTCTATAACCCTAACCTGTGCGCCTGGAAGAAACGTAACAATTGCGAAGTGCTTTTCACCCACGCCTGGCAGTTTTACTACCCCGGACAAACCTCCTGAATTACTTATTACCGGCTCTGGGCAGGGGATGTTATGGCGCTTAAGATGCTCCATCAATCCCAGATAGAACGGCAGATCATCGGTATTCACCCTTGATTCAAATATGGTGAAAATATATTTGCCATACTGTTGAGCAGATTGGGTAGTTAGCAGAAAATTACTATTTTCCACGCCCTCGGCTATCGGCTTTAGCCCCTCCAGCTTGCCGATGCTGTAGTCTTTCAGAATTTCCGCTACCTGATGCGATGTGATCTCGGTAAAAACAGCCATTTGCAACTACTCCACAATCAGGACTGTTGAGCCGAGATTCTTGCGTAATTCCAGATCTCTATGGGCGCTGGCGGCATCTTGCAGATAATACGTCTGCATTATGTTGAGTTTCAG